AATCTAAGTTCCGCTTGGGATGTATCTACAGCATCTTACGTTCAGAACTTTAGTGTTGCTTCTCAAGAGTCAAACCCATCTGGTGTATTTTTCAAGCCAGATGGCACAAAAATGTATGTTACGGGATCAAGCTCCGACGCAATAAACGAATACGACCTGAGTTCTGCTTGGGATGTATCTTCTGCGTCTTATGTTCAAAACTTTAGCGTTTCGTCGCAAGAATCAACCCCTAGAGATGTATTCTTCAAGCCAGACGGCACAAAGATGTATGTAATTGGACTTACTGGAGATGATGTTAACGAATACGATTTAAGCACAGCTTGGGATGTATCTACAGCATCTTATTCTCAAAACTTTAGTGTCGCTTCTCAGGAGACACTTCCAACCGCCGTATTCATTAGCCCAACAGGTCTTAAAATGTATGTTTGTGGGGCAAGTAATGATACTGTTTTTGAGTATGACCTAAGTGTGGCTTGGGATACTTCCACAGCATCGTATAATTCGATTTCTTTTAGTGTTGTTTCTCAGGAAAATACACCGACAGGGCTTTTTTTTAAACCTGACGGATCGAAGATGTATGTCATAGGCTTAGGCACCGACACCATCTACCAATACTCAACCGACTAAGGAGGCATCATGCTGCTAGTCAAAACATCAAACGGACAGGTAGAGCAATTCCCCTACACGCTCGGAGACTTTCGCCGTGATAATCCTCAAACGTCGTTCCCCAAGGATATTCCTGTAGAAATACTGAATAGCTATTCAGTGTATCCTGTAACAGAATTAACTAAGCCTGACTACGATCCACTGGTGCAGAGCATATTGCGTGATGCTATGCCAGAGCTAGAAGCTAATAGTAATGAGTGGCAAGTAGGTTACACTGTAGAGAGCAAACCGCAGGACGAAGCTGAACGTAATGTCCGCAGCAAGCGTGACCAACTGTTAGCTGAAACAGATTGGATGGCTTTGTCAGACGTAACTATGTCGAGTGAAATGACTACCTATAGACAGGCACTTCGTGATATAACGGATCAAGAGGGCTTTCCGTATAGCGTCACTTGGCCCACTAAACCGTAGGAGTAGCACATGCTTGGCTTTAGCCCCTTAGCATCAGCCGCCCTAGCAGATGATGGGGTTGTAGCAGAACAGGCTTTTGGTCTTGATGCTATTACAACGGGTGCGCCTGTTGTTGACAGTTCAAGCATTACTCAGGTTCATTCTTTTTCTGCTGTTGCAATTACAACGGGTGCGCCTGTTGTTGATACTCCTACTGTAGCAGAAAATAATGAGCTAACCAGTACTTCTATTACAACTGGTGCTCCTGTTATTGATAGCTCTACGCTTACAGAAGATCATGTATTAACAGCCATTTCAATTACAACGGGTGTTCCTACTGTTGATGCACCTTCTATTGGTCAGGTAATTAATTTAACTGCAAATCAAATTACAACGGGCGCTCCTGTAATAGATAGCCCTGATTACTTTATTCAATTAAGTGCAGATGAAATTATAACTGGGAATCCTTTAGTTGATCAGCCCACCATTACTCAAGATCATAGTTTAAGTGGTGAGCAAATTACAACTGCTGCACCTACCGTTGATGAAACAGATTACTTTATTCAATTAACAGCAGATCAAATTACTACTGGCGCAGTTCAGATTGATGCTTCTACGGCCACTGAAAACAATGTTCTTACTGGTATATCAATTACAACTGGCGCTCCACAGATCGATCAAGCTATTCCTCTTGGCACTGCGCCTTTAATAAATCCTGAGATTGATGGTGCTAATGATTTGATTATGACGACTGAAGTTAATCGTGTTATTATTTCTATTGATGCTAATGATGTAATTATTAATACCGAAATATTTCTTGCTAGAGTTGCTTAACATAAGGTAAGGAGAAAACATGACCTTCTACATTAAACAAAACGACACCAAGCCAATAATCAGCGCCACTTTAATTAATGGCGATGGTTCAGTTGCTAATCTTACTGGTGCAAGTGTTGCTTTTAAAATGAGAAAGTTTGGTGAGACAGCTTCAACTGTTGATTCCGCAGCAACAATTGCATCGGCAACGAATGGTGAAGTCACATACTCTTGGGTTGCTTCTAACACTACAACTGTTGGGAGTTATGAGGGTGAGTTTCAAGTTACTTATGCAGATGGTGGAATCCAAACCTTTCCAAATAGCAGGTACATAGAAATAGAAATAGTGGATGACATAGCATGAGCAAGCAAACCTTAGCATCTGCCCATGAGCGGATTGATAGTATTGAGCCAAGAATAATCAAGTTGGAAGCTGAGTTATCTACGCTTCAACGCAGTGTTCAACGTGTAGAGAATATCTTAATTGGCACAGCCGCATCTGTAATTGGTTTGCTGATTACGGTACTAATGAGAATGTAATGACATGCGTTCTGGTCGCAGTATTGTGGGGCCAGAGTTTTTCTTTCGGATTATATAAAGTTTGCGCATATGATTGTGGTCAAGAAAGACCGAGCCATGTTTGGTATGATAAGGCATATATAGCGCATCCTAATTACAACTGCCCAGCGAGGTTCTATGCAACATGATAGACCCAGTGACCGCGATAGCAGGGGCAACAGCAGCATTTAATTTTTTAAAGAAGGGCGTTCAAGTTGGACGCGATCTTCAAGACATGGGCAAACAGCTACAAGATTGGGCTGGTTGCATGGCAGAGTTGGATCAAGCTGAGAAGATGGCAGAGAAGCCGCCTTGGTATAAGGCTCTTGGCTCTGGCACTCAGGCTCAGGCGATGGAAGTTTTCTTAGCAAGAAAGAAAGCGCAGCAAATGCGTGATGAATTAAGAACAATCATTAGCCATCCAGCAATACTTGGCCCTTCTCATTGGCAAGAGTTTCTTAGAATAGAAGCTGAGATTAGAAAGCAAAAGCGAGAGCATGAGTTTCGTCGCATGGAAATCAAGCAAGCTATTATTGAGTGGGCTGCTGGGATTCTTTTGTTTATTATTTTGATGGGCGGTCTTGTTGGATTTGTATGGTTGGCTAATGCTTGATCCTGTTGGTAATCTCCCTTTCGCCGTAGAGACGCAGAGAAGCCGTGAGAGCATCGAAAACCATCAGGCGCAGCAACAGGTGCAGGTAGAGCATAACCGCGCTCACAAGCTCTCTAAGGCGCTTGAGAGACAACAACTTGATTTAATGCTGAGTTATGATAAGTTTGGCGCGTCCAATAGTGGACTTCAACCTCAAGGCCAGATCGTAGATATGGAGGTCTAATGGTACAAATCACAGCAAAATATATTGACAGCCTCAAGATACTTCCGCGCTTAATGATGTTGGCAGTGACCGTCTTAACTTATCAAGCGGTGCATTGGTTTATGTCATTGCCTGATCCATCGGTTGCACAATCAGGGCTGGTGTCTGTGTGCATGGGTGCGCTTACTGGTTGCTTTGGCATCTGGATGGGCAAGGAATCCAAGACGACTGTAACTTCTGACAAGGTTGTTCACGAGGAAAAGTATGACAACCGTTGAGGATTTTATGGTGTACCTGATGGTCAGGGCGCTTGAGTTTCTGCTCAATACCAAGATGAGTTTATATGGGACGGTGATGGTATGATCCAAGCATTAATAGGGCCGATTGCTGAGTTGGCTGGTGGCTGGCTGAAAGGCAAAGCGGATGCAAATGCGGCGGCTGCTAATTTAAAGTTGGTTGAGGCAGAAGCCAAAGCCACGATAATGAAGAACGCTGCTACAAGCGAAAGTGATTGGGAACGCTTGATGGCGCAGGGTTCTCAGAACAGTTGGAAGGATGAGTGGCTTACTATTTTATTTTCAATCCCTCTTATTCTTTGTTTCTTGCCATTTGATTGGGCTGATCGTGCTGTACAGAATGGCTTTGCAGCATTGGAATCCATGCCTGATTGGTATCAGTACACGTTGGGCGTAATTGTTGCTGCAAGTTTTGGTGTTCGATCAGCAACTAAATTTTTCGGAGGGAAGAAATGAGTTATAAACTAGGAAAGCGCAGCTTACAAAAGCTGGAAGGTGTTGATGAACGGATGGCGGCTGTTGTTCGCTATGCTATTTCTGTTTCTAAGCAAGACTTCTCTGTGATCTGTGGGCTGAGAACCATCGAAGAGCAGAAGGCATTGGTTGCTAAAGGTGCAAGTCAGACTATGAAGTCAAAGCACTTGGATGGATTGGCTGTTGATCTTATGGCGTATGTAGATGGTGGGCGCTGGGAATTAAATCTGTATGATGAGATTGCCGATGCAATGGCAGAGGGTGCAAGGGCTGTTGATGTGCCTGTGCGGTGGGGTGCTGCTTGGTCTGTTCCAAACATTGCTTATTGGGATGGCACTATGGAATCTGCAATGAATGATTACATTGACACTAGACGTGGACAGGGTCGGAGACCTTTTATCGACGCCCCGCACTTCGAGCTAATGATTTAACTTGCACTTAGATGTGCAGGTGGTATTAAGATTCTTGGGGGTGTCGGTCTCGACTGGCATCCTCACGATACTTTCTCACAGTGCTATCGCTAAGACCTAAGAAGATAGCGGTTGATGTTACGCACCAGCCTTTGCTTTGAAAGTATTTAATGTCTTCTATTTCTTCTTTGCTTAGACTGCTGTTGCGCCAGCCTTCGCCTTGTG